CATTTGCCGCGAATTGCGGCGCGACCTGCCTACATCGTCAACGCAGGACACCGAGCGGTCGAAGGCGGAAAACGCCGACTTCCGCGACGTGTTCAAGGCGGTGTGTGGCTAACCCGAAAGGGGTTCCCATGAAATACCTACTGACAGCAGCGATGATCCTGGCCGGATCGGCGGCGGTGGCGCAGCAGAATTGCGCGCCGCGCACACCATCGGTGCAGATGCTCCAAAACGACTACGGTGAATCCCCGGTTGCCCGTGGGCTGTCGCAGGGTGGGGCGGTGTTCGAAGTCTTCGCCAATCCTGAAACCGGGTCATGGACGATCACAGTCACGCGCCCTGACGGCATTCTGTGCCTTGTCGCAAGCGGCGGTTTCTTCGAGACTGAGGGGCTTGTTTCGCCTGTGACGGGCGAGCCGACATAGGCACCATCCCCGCCGCTTCTGCCGCGCCCGCTACCGGATACGCCGCTTGGGGAATGGGTGGCAAATGTTGACGTGAGCCTAACAGGGGCTTGCTGATGACCCTAATTTACTTAGCCCCTCTTGTGGAGTATTATAGCACCACAAGGAGATAAACCATGCCCAGTAGCACGACAAACTATAGTTGGAACCTCCCCACGGTCGGCGGCGACGAGGACGCGTGGGGTGGCTATCTGAACACGAACTGGTCGGGTCTCGACACGCTTCTGGGCGGGGTTGACGCGACTGAGTTCGCCATTCTCAACGGTGCGACGGTTACCACGGCTGAGTTGAATTTGCTCGACGGCGTGACGTGGACGCTGGCCGACTACAACACACTCACTTCGACGGCTGCTGAGTTGAACATTCTCGACGGCGCTACGGTTACAACTGCCGAGGTAAACATTCTCGACGGCGATACCGCAGCGACATCGACGACGCTGGCGGACGCAGATCGCCTTGTGACCAACGACGCCGGTACGATGGTGCAGGTCGCCATGACGGACGTGGCTTCGTACACTAACGCGGCTGCGTTTACGGAGTTGTCTATTGACGAAGACGACATGGCGTCTGACAGCGCAACGAAGCTACCGACACAGCAAAGCGTCAAGGCTTACGTCGATAACTTTGGGTCGCCGACGCTTTCGGAAGACGGGGCGGCAAACCTTCCGGGTGGGCTTCAAATTAGATGGGGGGTTGAGTCAAGCACAACCGATAACAACCAGTCTTTTTCTTTCGCGTCTGCTTTTTCAAACGCGTGTTTTATTGTTCAGGTTGAGTTTGAGAATAACAAAAAGAGCGCGAGCATTGAGGCGAAAAGCACCACCGGGTTTACCATAAACCGGGATAGCAGCATCGACGGGATTAATACGTTTAACTATTTCGCTATCGGGTGGTGAGGCGTCATGCCCTTAGTTCCCCTCCAAATTCCTCCGGGCTTCTTCCGCAACGGCACTGACCTTGAAGGCGCTGGGCGTTGGCGCGATGGCAGCTTGGTTCGCTGGCGTGAAGGCAGCTTGCGACCCGTCGGCGGGTGGCGCGAGCGGGTGGCCAGCATGTTCAGCGCAGCGCCTCGTGCTTTGCTCGGTTGGCAGGATAACGCCGGGTCGCGTTGGATTGCGGGTGGCACCTACAACGCGCTGAAGGTTGTAACGAGCGGTGGGGTTGTCTCCGACATCACGCCTGCTGGTCTTACAGCGGGTCTGGAAGACGCTGCGGTGAACACAGGCTACGGCGGTGGGTTTTTCGGGTCTGGTAACTACGGCACCATCCGACCTGATACCGGGAATTTTTCCGAGGCAACAACATGGTCGCTTGACAGCTTCGGGCAGTATCTCGTTGCGTGTAGTGTCGCGGACGGAAAGCTATATGAGTGGCAGCTAAACACCGGGGTTGATGCCGCGCAGATCGCCAACTCGCCCACGGGCTGTATCGGCTTGGTCGTTACGGAAGAGCGCTTTTTGTTTGCGCTTGGCGCTGATAGCGATCCCCGAAAGATCGCGTGGTGTGACCAAGAGGACAACACTACTTGGACCGCAGCCGCAACGAACCAAGCTGGTAGCCAGACGCTACAGACCGCAGGTCAGATCATGTCGGGCGTCAGGGCTGACGGCCAGACTCTTGTGGTCACTGACATTGACGCGCACCGCGCGATCTACGTCGGCCCACCCTTTGTTTACCAATGGGAGCGCGTGGGGTCTTCTTGCGGTATTGTCGCGCGCAAAGCCATTGCCCCCACCGACGCGGGCGTGTTTTGGATGGGCCAGCGTGGGTTCTTCCGCTTCGATGGCCAGAACGTGCAGGAGTTGCCCTGCGAGGTTCACGACGCGGTGTTCAGCGACATCAACACTGCTCAGATCAGCAAGGCGTGGGCCACATCAAATGGTCAGCACGGCGAGGTGTGGTGGTTCTATTGCTCGTCGGGGTCAAACGAGATCGACAGCTATGTGGCTTACGACTACAAGCGCAACCACTGGCTAATCGGCAAGATGTCCCGCACGGCAGGTTTTGACCGTGGTGTGTTCCGTACACCGATCTACGCCGCCGCTGAGGGCGATCTATACGACCACGAGACGGGCTTCACCTACGGCGGCGCGGAGGTCTATGCCGAGAGCGGTCCCGCTATGCTTGGGAATGGTGAACGCCTGCTGAACGCCCACAAGCTATATCCCGACGAGAAAACGCAGGGCGACGTGACGCTGACGTTCAAGACGCGCCTCTATCCCAACGCGCCTGAAAGCGAGTTCGGCCCATACACGATGTCCAACCCGACCAGTATTCGTTTCAGCGGTCGGCAGGCGCGTATGCGTGTCACTGGGGCCAGCCTCAGCGGATGGCGCTTTGGTATCCCGCGCATTGACACGACAGAGGCCGGAAGGCGATGAGCGCCCCACAGATACCGCAGCCGCGCGGTGACGATTGGCGCGCGTGGGGTGGTCAGCTTGTGCGCGCCCTGCTGCGCCAGCTTGTAACCCTCAACTTCAAGGGTGCCGACGACAACCCCTCCGAGAACGGCATCATCCTATGGGATGACGTGAACGGCTACCCCGTGGTTTCCAAGAACAACGAGTGGCGTCAGATCGTTCTTGAGGATGGTCACTACGAGGGCAACATCGCGTCTGACGTGACAGCGGCTGTGGTTGATACGGCATACGCGCTGACCTTCACCGCGTCTTTTTCTGATGGCATCGCCAACGGCACACCCGCCTCGCGCATCGTGTTTGAAGAGGGTGGGCATTATATGGTCTCGTTCTCGGCGCAGATTAGTTCTACGTCCAGTAGCACTGTGGCGTTTCGGTTTTGGCCACGCATCAACGGCAGTGATGTTGCTGGCAGCACGATAGTTGCCAACTTGCACCAGAACGACGCCACGATAGTTGTGGCCCGCACAGCGAGTTTTGTTGTGTCCGCTGATGATTACCTTGAGGCCATGTGGGCCGTTGACAGCACCAGTGGCTTCCTTGAGGCGACGGGGGCTACGGCGTATGCCCCTGCCGCCCCTGCTGCCACCATCAGCATCACAAGGCTACATGCGTGACACCATAAGAATAATGGGGTATTATGACACCGCGAGTGCAGTTGATCGCGAAAGACCAGATCGACATGATTTGGGAATTTGCAGAACCTGTCTTAGCCCTGTCGCAGCGGCGCATCGCGCGAGACGTTGGGACCGAAGATATTTACGCGGCTCTACATGCTGGTGCGAACCAGCTTTGGGCCATCGTCGATGAGGACACGCTGAAAGCGGTCATAGTGACCGAGATTTTTCAGCACCCTCGCAGCCGTATCCTGAAAATTCTACACGTTGCGGGCAAGGACATGCCAGGGTGGTTGGAAACAGCACTAGATGTTCTGAAGAGGTTTGCGGCGGACATGGAGTGCATAAGGATTTCAGCAGACGCGCGACTTGGGTGGGCGAAACACGCCCCCAAGTGCGGATTCAAAGAGGCGCACCGCGTCTACGAGATGGAGATATAAAATGGGCAGTGGTAGCCAGACTACGACGACAAAGGCCGAGGTTCCGAAGTTCCTTGAGGACTACTACCGGGGGACGTTCTTCCCAGCGGCAGAGGGCGTCGCTGGCATGGAGTTCACCCCCTACGAGGGGCAGATGGTTGCCGACGTGTCGCCCCTGTCGATGGGCGCGCAGCAGTATTACCAGCAGATCGGTGACATCTCAGGGATGACACCCCAAGACTA